GTCCAAACAACTGGATAAAATGGATCAACTGGTACAGGCATTTAACAATACCAGCACACAAGACATGATGATCATGCAGTTGACCAAGCTGGATGAACTGGTGCGAGTCATGCAAAATCAAGTTAATGTCAGCACAAAGATATTGCAACAGAGCAGATAACGCCATAAATACTAGACTATGGCAGAAAACACTAACGGCGGTCAGGGGCGTGGATGGAAGAAGTATTTTAGAGTTGCCAACACTGGCGGCCAACTAAGCCCAATTTCAGGCTCCAATCAATTTGGACTTCCCGGCTACGGCAAACAACAAGGTGCGGATTATAGCAATCCCGGTACTGGCAACGACTTTGCCTATCGTAATTACGCAAGTAGATTGCCTGAGGTTTATTCTGGTCACCCCAATCGTGTAGAACGTTACAACCAGTATGAAAACATGGACTGCGATTCAGAAGTAAATGCTTGTTTAGATATCATAGCTGAATTCAGCACACAAGCCAACGACGACAACAAAACTCCGTTTGACATAAACTTTACTGACAAGCCAACTGATCACGAAGTTGAAATTATTAAAAAACAACTACAGCAGTGGACCAAACTAAACAAATTTGATCAGCGCATGTTCAAGCTATTCCGTAATGTGATCAAGTACGGAGATCAAGTGTTTGTGCGTGACCCAGAAACATTTGAAATGTACTGGGTAGACATGGTCAAGGTATCTAGAGTTATTGTAAACGAAAGCGAAGGCAAGCGACCCGAGCAGTATATCATACGTGATATCAATCCCAACTTTCAAAACATGAGCATAGCTCAAAAAACCACAAACGATTACTATGCAACCAGGGCCACTGGCAGTATTGGACAGAACAATTATACCGCACCCGGTGGTGGTGGCGGGGGTGGTGCAGGAGCTGGCGGTGCTGGTGGCAGTCGTTTCCAACAGGCCATGAACGAAACTTGCTTGGACAGTCGCCACGTGGTACACCTTAGTCTAAACGAAGGCCTGGATTTCTATTGGCCATTTGGGCAAAGCATCCTGGAAAACATATTCAAGGTCTACAAACAAAAAGAACTGCTGGAAGATGCTGTGTTGATCTATCGGGTAAGTCGTGCCCCGGAACGCAGAGTTTTCAAGATCGATGTGGGCAACATGCCCAGTCACTTGGCCATGCAGTTTGTAGAACGGGTCAAAAACGAAATGCATCAGCGCCGTATTCCCACAAATACAGGTGGTGGCGCCAACATGATGGATGCGTCATACAATCCACTCAGCATCAATGAAGATTACTTTTTTCCAGTAACCGCAGATGGTCGCGGCAGTGAAGTTACTACCCTGCCGGGCGGAACAAGTCTGGGCGAAATTGACGATTTAAAATACTTCAATAACAAAATGGCACGCGGCCTACGTGTGCCAAGTAGCTATTTGCCTACCGGTCCAGACGATTCAGATCGTGCATTTACTGACGGCAAAGTGGGCACAGCACTAATACAAGAATATCGTTTTAACCAGTATTGCAAGCGTTTACAAAACTTGATCATGCAGAAGCTGGATGACGAATTCAAGATGTTCCTGCACTGGAGAGGGTTCAACATTGACTCGGGCCTGTTCAACATCACCTTCTGTGAGCCACAAAACTTTGCTACCTATCGCCAGGCCGAAATGGACAACAGTCGTATCAGCTCGTTTACACAGCTGGAACAGTTGCCTTACATGAGCAAGCGATTCATGATGAAACGTTTCTTGGGACTATCTGAAGAAGAAATCATGGAAAACGAAGTGTCCTGGAGAGAAGAACGCGAAGAGCCCGAAGTTGAAACCACACAAGGTCAAGACCTGCGCAGTATTGGCATTACTCCTGCGGGCATGGATAGTGATATCACAACCGGTGAAGATTTGGCTGGTGCAGAAATCATGCCCGATTCAGGACAACCCGGTGCCACACCCGGTGTAGCCGGACAATCTCCCGGCACTGGCGCACCAGCACCCGGTGGGGCCGCTGGCGGAGTGCCTGCGTTATAAATACAAGATGAACCTTAACGAAATATACGACCGTGCCGAAGCTGGCTACCAAGATCTTGGCCAGGACAACAGCCAACCTACCCTGGGCGATCTGCGCAAGACTCGCCTGACCTTGCGCCAGTTAAACAAACTACGCCAGATGAATGATGTTAGAAGTTTTGAGTACAAAGAAAAACTCAAGCTGGTCAAGCAACAATATGCACCTGCCCCGGCCGCGCCTGCACTGTAACACTACAGTCACAATTCCTTTCAAAAACTACCAGTTTTACACCTCAAAAGTACCAATATTACCGATCTCATGTAAGTAATATACGAGCCATTACTTAAGGAGAAATTATGACATCGAAATTTGAACAGTTGATCGAATATGTGATCAATGATGAAGAGGCGAAAGCCAAAGAACTTTTCCACGATATCGTGGTTGAAAAGTCACGTGAAATCTACGAGAACCTCATGAACGAAGAAGAGGACGAAGAATTAGACGAAGAGTCACATGATGAAAAAGCAGATGATCGTGCTGAACGTGATGCTAAAAAAGTCAAAAAAGATTTAGAATACGATTACAAACACGGTCGTAAAGTAAAAGAAGGCATGGATTCTATTGGTGGCGATGCCAGCGATGACTTGATTGACGACGTTGAGTCTGAAGAACAAGGCATGCAAGAAGAGGAAGAATCTGATGCAGAATTTGACGACGAAGCCGAAGAAGATGGCGAAGATTTAACACACGACATGGAATATGACCATGACAAAGCAGGCGAAGGCGACATCGAAGATAGAGTTATTGACTTGGAAGACAAGTTAGACGAACTAATGGCTGAATTTGAAGCTATCATGGGCGGCGAAGAAGACGGCATCGAAAGCGATTTAGATGGCGAAATGGGCGACGAATTAGCCGGTGATGCTCTAGCACAAGACGACACCGTGGCGTTTGATGACGACGAAGCAATGATGGAAGCTGTTACTTTGGACAAAGTAGCTGTTCCAAAAATGGGCGACGACGGCGCTAACACCAAAAGTGTAGTTCCTGCCAACTCAGGCGCTAAAGGCATGCAAGGTGCTCCGGTTCGAATGACTGGTGACACTGCTCAAGGCCGTTCAGCTCCATCAACAAAAGATTTGCCACAAGCCGGTACATTTAAAAATGTTCCAGGTAAAGGCACAGCCAATGCCAAGCAATCCGCGGCTCCAAAGCCAACGACAGCACAAGCAGGTGGCACAAACACTAGAACTCCTTTTCCAAAAGGATAATAGCAAGATATGGCTCGATATCTAAAAGAACACCTCAGCTTCAACCAGGCCAACATTGAATTGTTGACGGAAGAAGCTGCGGACGGTTCCGGTGGCAAAACTTTGAAACTCAAAGGCATTTGCATCGAAGGCGGCGTAAGAAACGCCAACGAGCGTGTGTATCCTGTGAGTGAAATAGCCAACGCAGTAAAAACCATCAACGAACAGATTGTATCTGGCCACAGTGTCTTAGGCGAAGTTGATCATCCAGATGATTTGAAAATCAACCTGGATCGAGTCAGTCACATGATTGAAAAAATGTGGATGGAAGGCCCTTGCGGTTATGGCACATTAAAAGTATTACCTACGCCAATGGGAGAACTGGTTAAGACCATGTTGACCAACGGTGTAAAACTAGGTGTTAGCAGTCGTGGATCAGGAAATGTCAACGACTCCAACGGACATGTCAGTGACTTTGAAATCGTCACTGTGGATGTGGTTGCCCAACCCAGCGCACCAAATGCGTATCCCACAGCAATCTACGAAGGCCTGCTCAACATGCGTGGCGGACATAGAATTCTGGAGATGGCAAAAGAAGCCGGGTCGGACAACAAGGTACAGAGATATTTGAAGAAGGAAGTAATGCGCCTGATCCGAGATCTCAAAATAGAGGGGAAATAACGCTATGTTAGATAGTTTAAAACCGTTACTAGATAGCGACTTGATCAACGAGGAAACTCGTAGTGAGATCACTGAAGCTTGGGAAGCCAAGCTAAATGAAGCTCGTGAACAAGTTCGTGCAGAACTCCGCGAAGAGTTTGCACAACGCTATGAACATGACAAGACAGTAATGGTGGAAGCCCTAGATCGTATGGTAACAGAAGGTCTTGCAGTAGAACTCGAGCAGGTACGTGCTGAAAAGCAATCACTTGCAGAAGATCGTGTCAGGTTCCAAGCCAAAATGAAAGAAAGTTCCACCAAGTTTAACGACTTTATGGTAACCAAATTGGCTGAAGAAATCGGCGAACTGCGTAAAGATCGCAAGATGCACACAGAAGGTGTTTCTAAATTAGAATCCTTTGTAGTACATGCACTTGCACGTGAGATTCGTGAATTTGCACAAGACAAACAAGATGTTGTTGAAACTAAAGTTCGTCTAGTGCGTGAAGCTCGCAAACAGTTGGAAACACTCAAGGCACGTTTCGTA